CTCAGAGCAGAGATGGCGGTGAGGTTCAGCGCCTACAACACGGCAATCATGTCCGGGCTAATGAGCCCGAACGAATGCCGCGCGCGGGAAGGTTTGCCAGCGGTTGCAGGCGGCGAGTCCATCCGCCTGCCACTCAACACGGCCGCCCCGGAGCCCGCCGCCGGTGGCGTGCCCCCGGCCGAGCCTGTGTCCGCACCGGCCGAGGAAGTGCCCGCGAGCGTTGACCTACTGCCCGAGGAAGTGCCAGCAAGCGTAGATGTTGATCCGGCGGAAATGGCAAGCGGTGACAATGCGAAAAAGTTGATCGCCATCCGCGCCGCGGTTGACGCGGTGCGACCCGCCATCGAAAACGCGTATGGCCGCCACCTGAATCGAGTTTCCGAGTACCTGTTGAAGACGCGCACCCAGGCGAAGCTTGACAAGTGGGCACCGCCCATCGATTGCATCGCGGGTGACCTGCGCGACACCATCACCGGGCTTGGGCGCATCATGGGCGATGAGGGCAAGGCATCCGATGTGCTGAACGCGGCGCTGCTGCGCCACGCTCGCCACCTGCGCGGCGCTGTTGGGAAAATCGCGGCGCTCTCCGACACGGTTGATGGGTGGAAGCCGCTGCCGAATGTGGCCACCACCGAACTGCTAGAAATGCTTGAGCATGAAATCATGCAAACGCCACTACTCGAGGAAAAGCAATGACCGAAACACGCGCTAGCGGCACCGTCAAACCTTCAACAGATTTGAAGATTCGTGGTTATGCGGTGACATGGGAGCCGTACACGATGGGCCCCGATTCATGGGAGCGCATCGACCGATCCGCATTCGATGCGGCGCTGGAGTCCCCCGAGGATGTGGCGCTACTGTGGAACCACGATACGAGCAAGCCGATGGCCCGCGTGCGCGCTGGGAACCTGCGAATCTTCACCGACGAGGTAGGGCTTGGCTTCGAAGCCACCCTGCCCGACACGGCCGTGAGCCGCGACGCGGTTTCCCTGATCCGTTCCGGAGTGGTGAGCCAATGCAGCTTCGGGTTCCATGTGCGCGGCGAGCGATACGAAAAGGCACCGGATGGGAAGCCGCTGCGCGTCATCACCGATGCAAACCTCGTGGAAATCAGCGCGGTTACCTTCCCTGCGAACCCTGCCACCAGCGTGGAGGCGCGCAACGCGCAGCCCGCAGCGCGCAAGCGTTACTACCTGCCACCCGAGATGTAATCGGTTGCAATTCACTTGCGCGCCCTGATAATGGGCGCAACTGAATACGGCCGCGCGCGTCCTAGTGATGCGCCGCCACCTGTAACGGTTTCCGTTCCGCCCTCGTGGCGCAACTGACCACGCGATTTCTCACCGAATCCGCGAGGCTGTGCGCCATGCGCCCCTCGCTTTTTGAGGGTTGAACTATGGGCGAAACCAAGATCACGCGCGATTCCGAACAGTACAGCGACATCTACCGCACCTTTTTGCGCCGCGGCGCGCGCGGGCTCACCGATGTGGAGGCGCGCGCGCTGACGATCAGCAGCGGCGGAACGGCGCTGGCCCCTACCGGCTGGTCAAACTACATCGATATGGAAATCGCCGAGGATGCGATCCTGTCGCGCGTTCAGAAGATCGAAACCCCAAATGCGTTCGTGCTGCCGATTTACGCAGAGGACGCAACGGTAAACACCAATGTGGCGGAGTCCGCATTGGGTACGCAGTCCTCCCCCACTTTTGCGAAGCCTGTGCAGGGCACCAGCGGCACCTACTACACATTCGCGCAGAAGAAGGTTTCCGCCTGGGTGAAAGTGTCCAACGAACTGCTGAACGATTCGAAGGGCGCGCAGGATGTGGAAGAGTTCCTGCGCCGCGTCCTTGTTGCCGGGCTGATTGGTGAAGTGAACCGCCAAATCCTGATTGGCAACGGCACCAGCGAATGCCAGGGCAGCTTCAACAGCGCCAAGGGTTACAGCCGCACGGCATCTACCGGCGTGGCCACCACCAACACCATGAAAGATGTGATTTCGGCGGTGTGGGGTTCGACGAACAGCGCCCTGTCCCCACTTGCATACGAATCGTGGATCAACAGCGTGGCCGTGATCAACAGCCGCTTGGTGGCATCGTTCGATTCAACTTTCTTCCCGGTGCTGTTCCCCAGTTTCCGCGGAAGCATGGTGAACGGAACCACGGTTGAGGGCTTGCCCACCGTCTACCACCGCCTGAGCGCCACCACCCCGACCTCCGGTGACACGCTGGTGCATTTCTTCAACCCTGCCCAGTACCTGCTGGCCCATTCGTTTGGCGCGTTCAGCGTCGCGCGGTACAGCGAAGCGGCAGCCGATACGAACGAAACCATTTTTGTGTCTTCGATCCGTTGCGATGGATCGATCACCAACAAGTTTGCTGTTCTGAATGTCAACCGCGCCTAGTGCGCGTTTCAATCTTTGGGCATTCGCACACCGCCGCGAATGTCCCTGCGGGCCGCGTTGGCCCGAGCGACACGCGGCGGAATCTAGGAAGGAAGAAACGATGCCAGTCCCAAGTTCATACAAGGCCCTCATCGAGAAGATGGGTGCTCTCTATCAGGAAATGATGTCGATGGTCGATGGTGCAAACACCAACGGCGGCGAAATGGCCCCCGAGATGGAGGCCAAGTACACCGCCCTGAAGACCCAGTACGCGAGCCTGCGCAAGCAGCGTGAGCGCAACGAGGAAGTGATGGCGATGGATAACGGCCAGCAGGCCGTGTTCAGCGACATCCCCGCCGCACCCGAGGTTCGCAGCGCCCAGCGCGCCGAGCGCGCCGCGAAGGTTGGCGAGCGCCGCGAGACCGACGAGTACCGCGACGCGTTCCACAACTACCTCCGCAACGGCGAACACACCGCACCCGCGGAGCTTCGCGCCCTGACCGAGGCCAGCGGTGGCACCGTGATTCCTCCCACCGAGTTCGACAGCCAGCTCGTGGCCAAGCTTCAGACCATGACGAGCGTTCGCAACCTGGCGCGCAAGCTCTCGCTGGGTTCGTTCGCTCGCGAAGTGGCTTTCGAAAACGCCACGGGTGCCGCGTACTGGGTTGGTGAGTCCACCGCCCCCACCGAGGCTGCGCCCACCTTCTCCAAGATCACGCTTACCCCGAAGCGCCTTTCGGCCCTTCTGCGCGTGTCGAATGAACTGGTGGCCGATGCCGATGCCCGCGGCGGCAACATGTCGATTTCGTCGATTGTCACCGAGCAGATGGCGCGCGTGTTCGCACAGACCGAGGAAACGGCCCTGCTGGCGGCTTCCAATGTTTCCGGCGCTCCCGCTTCGCTGCTGAATGATTCGTCCCTCACCAGCAGCACCACCGGCTCTTACACATCGTTCACTTCAGAGAAGATCATCGACTGGATTTACAGCCTGCCCCGCCAGTACCGCCAGCACCCCAGCTGCGCGATCATCGTGAATGATGCGACCTTGGGCTACCTGCGCAAGCTTGGTGGTGTTGCTCCCAGCAGCAACATCAGCAACTACTTTTGGGAGAACGGCTACACCAAGGGCGGCAGCGGCCAGGCTCCGGAGCCGGATCGACTCTTGGGCATCCCGGTGTACACCAGCGCGGCCATTTCGGCGCTTCCGTCGAGCGGCACCACCGCTACCAAGATTGCCATCATCGGTGCTTGGGATTACTGCTACTTCGGCACCACCGGCAACTACGAACTGAAGGTGCTTCGCGAGCGTTACGCGGATACGAATGAGACGGGCTACATCGCAAATATGCGTATGGATTGCCAGCTCTCGCTTCCCGCGCTGGCGTTCAAGGGCCTCGTTACTTCGGCTAGCTGATACTGAAACTGCACCCACACCGGCGGGGGCCGAAAGGCCCTCGCCGGATTTCCTCACCATGACAATGGTTCAAGTTCAATTCCTCAAAGCCGTGGCCAGCGCAAAGGGCGTTTGGGGGCCGGGCGAGGTGGCTACGGTCGATCCGGATACCGCGCAGCAATGGTGCGTGGCAGGCATCGCGGAACGCGTACACGCGGTTCCTGCTGCGCCTAGCAAGTCAACAAAGAAGGAAATCAAGAGATGCTGATCACATGGCGACGAGAGTCACGCAGAACAGGCCCGGGCGTTTACGGTTCAGAAACAGCGTGCCGGTTCATCAAAGACCTGGCATCCGCAACCGATTCGCTCGATCTCGTCATCATCGGAGATAGCAACACGGGTTCCGCCTTGAGCGGAATGTGGGGATATCACGGCGGATTCAGCCAAGCGATGTTTGAGCTTGGATGGAATTGCTACGGCCTTCCGATCTATCCCGCGATGACCATGTGGTCGCCATCGTCGTATGCACTCGGTGGATGGAACGCAAGCGCATTTCTGTACGCGCCAACGGGAAACCTTGCTAGCGGAAATGTGAGCGGATCTGCTACCGCGTACAGCACATGGACACCCGGAACGTCTGCGACGGTCACCATATCGAATGCAAGTCCCGGAGTGATTACCTACACCGCACATGCACTTCCGGTCGGTTCACCAATCTTTCTCTCCACAACTGGTGCGCTTCCAACAGGATTGTCAGCAGGCACAACTTACTATGTGAAAACCGTATTGACTGCTGACACATTCACAGTTGCGTCTACGCCAAGCGGATCGGCAATCAACACCAGCAGCGCAGGAAGTGGAACGCACACTTTACGGACATGTCCGTGGGTGCGATACGGCAGCACAACCGCTACACCTCCAGCACAAGACGATTGGGCCTACATTGCGAGCGGTTCATACGGCCAGCAATACAACGCGGTCGAAATGAGCGTTGATCATCCGCTGAACAACACGGCACTAACGCTGTGGCATCGCGTTCGATTCGGCACTTTTACCGCGTCTGGCGGTTCGTTTCAGGCGCGAGCGCGTGCCTACGATGGCAGTCCAGTTTACGCAAGCGGATCGGTTCAAAGCACGCAGGGCGCTGCGTCGTCGTTTGGTACTTACGAGTATTCATTTAGCGTCAGCGCACCAATCGAATACATGCACGCATCGTGGAGCGGCGGCGCGGGCGGCGCGGTTGGCCCCTGTGCAATTCATTCGCACACCATCTATTGCAAGCGCAAGGGCTGGTCTGTGACGAGCCACGGATATCTCGCTGGCTATGACAGCGCAACAATCAACAAGGTGGCTACACAAATTGGATCAACCCTGCTGCAAACGCATCTACAAGAATTGCGTGAGCGTCAGATAGCCGCGGGTGGCACGGGTCGAGTCCTGTTGGTCAGTCACAGCGGAATCAATGGGAACGAGACTGCGACCGATTGGACAGATTGTCATACCGCAATCTGGAACACATACAAGGCAGCGTGGGCAGCACTTGGCTACCCAGCAAGCGATCTTGCAATCGTTGCTTTTGTTGGCGTTCCAGCAAACTCGGCAGACACCAGCAACAGCGGTTCAACCGGAAATCTCATCGCTGTTCGTGCTGCTGCAAATGCGTTGGCAAATACTCAACCAGATATGACTGTGATCGATGTCAAATCATTGATGCCATATAGCCGAGCGATCGTGGGTGTCGGAAATGGTCGCTCTTACTACCAGCGCACAAACAACCTGCCAAACGCAGGTTCTGACGTTACGGTGCATCTGTCCGGCGGAATTTATACGGGTTCGACCCGAGACACATCTGATGGGTACACCGTTTTGGCGCATCAAATCATTCAAACTTTGATGAACAGCGCATGAAAACTAACCTGACAGACACCGGCGCAGTCACCACCGCGATCAGCGTGGCCGATTTCAAAGTTTTCGGGCGCATCTTCCATACCCAAGATGACACCGCGCTAGCCGATATGGTTCTCGCAGCCACGCAGGTTATCGAGAACGAAACGCGGCGGGCGCTAATCACGCGTTCGTTCACTTATTCGCTGGAAGCGTTCCCCACCGATGGTGAAATCGTGTTGCCGCGTTCGCCGCTTGTAGCGGTTTCCAGCATCACCTACACCGACGCAGCCGGGGCCACGCAAACGCTGAACACGTCTTATTTTTTGTCTTACGCGGTGAACATGATTGGCCGCGTGCAGTTGAAAAAAAACCAAGCGTGGCCCAGCACGCTTGGTGAGGGGGCGCTTGATGTGTCCGTGGCATTCACCGCGGGCTATGGTGCTGCGGCCGCGAACATCCCCCGCGCCCTGGTACACGCGTGCCTTCTGCAATGCAGCCACATGTATGACAATCGCGCAAGCGTGGCGATGGCTGCGGCACCTGTTGAAATTCCGATGACCGTTCGCCGGTTGATCGTGCAGTATCAGGACGGGGGCTACTGGTGAACCCTGGCAACATGCGCGTGGCGCTGGAGCTGCTAGGGGCCAGCACCGCGCTGGATACCTACGGGCAGCCCATCCGCACGGTGAACGCGGCGGGCACGGGAACCATCCTGTTTGCCGAGATCAGCGACGCGACCCCCAGCGAGCGCATGAACCACAAGCAACTTGACCAGGTGGTTACGCATCGCATCCGCCTGCGCTGGAATCCAAATGTGAGCCACCGGAGCCAGTTGCAAACCGTATCGACCGAGGGCGGGATGACGCGCCGGGTGTGGGAAATCGTGACCGTTACAGATTGGCGCGAGCGGCGCGAGTTCCTTGATTGCATGGCTACGGAGATCGTGCAGTAGTGGCTAGCGCGCGCCAACGCTTGATCGTCGAAGGGATGCCGGAGTTCCGGAAAACCATCCTTGCGATGACCGGCCGCGAATTGGATGACACCGTATTGAAGGTGTTGCAAGAGATGGGCGAACCAACCCAAATGGCGCTGTTGCAATACTTCGATTCCCTTACCGGCAAGCACGATGGCGAAAGCCTGCAACGCGCGTTGCAGCACCGCTGGTGGAACAAGAATCGAAAGCAGGGACTGCCCGTGGGCTTCACTAGAAACCTTGCCATCCAAGCCCTTGTGCGCGATGGGAAGGATGGCTGGGGCTTCAAGGTGGCGAAGCTCAAGCGCGGCGTGGGCTACCTGTTGCGCCTTAAGGCGTGGGGCCCCGGCATGTTCCTGATGGAGTCCGGCCGCCATTCGAAGCGTTCCTACCGCGGGTTTAACGGGGCGTTTTCGATCCTGAAGCGGTTTCGGTACACGGCCGAAAGCCAGTTGAACCGCAAGTTGCCGGAAGTTTTTGAGCGCCTAGCGGCCAAGGCCGCGGCGCGGAATGGGGTGAAATGAGTAGCACCATCATCGCAGCCATCCGCCAGGGCATGGTTCAAAACACGGCGGTTACAACGCTCGTGCCGGAATCCCGAATCACTTCCGCTTATCGCCAGGACATCGGAACCTTGCCCGCCATCGTGCTGACGGTGCAGACTGACGAGGCCGTGAGCCCGTCATTCCCCCGCACCGATTGCCTGCGGCGTATGGCCATGAACATCGAATGCATCGCAACCAGCCTGAAGGCGGCGCGCGAACTGGGCGAGATCGTGCGCCGCGCAATGCATGGCGCAGCGGGTACGGCGAGCAGCACAACCATCCATGAAATCCGTGAAAACGGCATCACATCAACTTATGATGTGGGCGCAGAAGGCACGGAAACGGGAATCCATATCGCGGTGGTTTCGGTCGATGCCTACTACCGCGCGCAATCGGTTGCACCTACCACCATCACCACCCCCGGCGGGTAAAACAGAGAGGAAACGCACATGGCCGCATTTACGAGTTTTGGAACCACGCTCAAGGTTGGCCCAATTGCCGCCGGCGCTTATTCAGCGCCCAGCGCAGCGGTTGGCGAAATCCTGTCGCTGAACCTTGACGGGATCAAGCTGAACACCATCGATGTTTCGAACCTGAGCAACCAGTTTCGCACCTACGCGGCGGGCCTGATCGATAGCGGCACCGTGTCGCTGGAGGTGAATCTTGACCCCGATGACGCGCAGCAGGTGACCGTGCTGGGCCAACTGGATGTGACCGCGGCCACCACCCGCCCGGTGCTGAAGTCCTGGCTCATCACTTTCGGAACCACCGGAAATGTTGGTGCAACCTTCGCGTTTATCGGGTTTGTGACCGATTTCAGCGTGAAGGGTGCGATGGATTCGGCGGTTACCGCGTCGATCAGCATCAAGATTTCCGGAAGCGTCACCTTCACGGATGTGGACTAAACCGTGAGCGACCTGAAAGCCAAGTTTCTCGCACTCCGGGCCACCGTTCCTACCGAGCAGGTAACGGTGCCCGGAGTTGGCGTTGTGACCATGCGCGGGCTCACCGCAGGCAAGCGCGACGAGTGGGAGCAGCGGATTTGGAGCGCCAAGGGAAAGACCCTCACCAACATCCGCGCCAGCCTCGTGGCCATGTGCGCGTATGACGGTGACGCGCCGATGTTCAGCGCAGCGGACATCGAAGCCATCGGAGACATGCCCGCATCCGTCATTGACGAGTTGTACGACATCGCAACGCGTCTTTCGGGCATGGGTGCGAAGGATAAGGAAGCCATCGAAAAAAACTGATTGAGCGGCCGCTACGCAAGTTTATGTTCCAGTTGGCGCTTGCGTTGGGCCGCACAGTTGCGGAACTAGAGGAAACCATGTCGAGCCGCGAACTAACCGAATGGATCGCCTACAACGCAGTCCAGCCTTTCGGTGATACGCGCGCCGATTTGCGTTCCGCGATTATCGCCAGCACCGTAGCGAACTGCCACCGCACCAGCGGCACACCTTTCAAGGTGGCGGATTTCATGCCCTACGAAGAAAAGCCCAAGGCCGCGCCGCTGGATGCGGTGAAGCAGTTGCGCGCCATGTTCGGAGGAAAGCGCAATGGGTAATGTTGCAGCGTTCAAAACCCGTATCACGCTTGAATCCGATCAGTACATCGCCGGTTGGAAGAAAGTGGAATCCGCTACCACGGACAAGGTGAGCGGTATTGAGAAGGCCATTTCCAAGGGCATGAAGTCTTGGAGTAATTCGATGGGGAAAGCGATCAGCGGGTTTCTTGGAATCCAACTTGCTGACACGCTGCTGAAGTCCATCGATGACACGCTGAAGAATCCAATTTTCAACA